GGCCTGACCGTCCGGACCTGTTCGAGAGCCGCAACGAGGAGCTGATCTACCGCGACGCCGAGCGCCGCTGGAAGATGGAGCGCCCGTCGTTCGGCGAGCGGCTGGTGCTGTGGATGCGCCTCAACGGCGACCTGTGCCTGAGCTATCTCATCGCGTTCGTCGCCGGGAGCCTGTTCACCTGCGCCGCCGCCGCGGTCCTGCGCTGGACGGTGCTGTCGTGAGCGCGCCGCAGTTCACGCCGGGACCGTGGATGGCCGCCGCTTCGCCTTCATCGGTGGTTGGTTGGCCTGTCGTTCAGCAGGGCGTCGGACGATCAATCTGCTCAGTTTCGTATCTGCCCAAGGACGCCGATAGCGAAGTCTATGCGGAAAGCGAAGCCAACGCCCGCCTGATCGCTGCGACTCCCGAGCTTTACGAAGCTGCTGCAAAGCATCTTGAATGGATTGAGAAGGAACACGCCGGGCCCGATTACGGCGGCCTAACGCGTGACACTCATCCGGACGGCGAGCGCATCTGGCGCAGATGGTGGGATGAACAGCTTGATCTCTGCGCAGACACGGAGCGCCTGTGCCGCGAGGGGCTCGCCAAAGCGCGAGGCGAGCAATGACCGCCCTCCCCCAATGGGCGAACACCCGCATCGGCCGCGCCTGCATCGCCGAGATCATCGCTAACCCGCCGGAAGGCAGGCTCGTGCGCGACGATTGGGGAACGCGCGACCAGCCCGAATTTAACGCGTGGAAGCGGCCCGACGTTGCGACACTCAAGCGGCTCCATCGCGAGTGGAAAGAGCGCGAGCTGGCGCGGCTCGACCAGCGCTTCGAGCGCACCGGGCATTGGGACCATGACGCGGCGAACGCGATCTTCCGCATGGAGGACGCTGACGCGCTGATCGGGCGTGTGCTCGCAGAGGCGCAGGCGAGGAGTGAAGCGGCATGAACGTCGTCCCGCATCCAGCGATCCGCCCGCGCAGCCTCGCGAACGTCCTGCTCGACCTCAAGGAAGCGCGGCGCGATTGGGAGCAGGCGCTTGCCGACGCGGAGGCCGCCGCGACACCGATGGATGGGCCGCTAAGCCAGGAAGAGATCGACGCTGGCGACCGCATGAGCGAGGCCGACACGCGCATCGAAGACCTTCGGGAAGAATTTGCAGAGCGGTTCCTGGAAGCGACCGGGCTGACGTGGAAGCAGATCGAAGATGCGGTCGCGGAGGCTGTGCTTTGAACGCGCCCCCTCGCGGCCTTCAGATCCACTGCGAATACGACCAGGGCTCGCAGCGCTGGCTCGAGGCTCGGTGCGGCTTGCTCACGGCATCCGAGTTCGACCGGATCATCACGCCGACGCTGAAGGTCGCGGACAATCCCAAGAGCCGCGCGCATCTATGGGAATTGGCGGCACAGCGCATCACTGGATACGTCGAGCCCGCATACATCAGCGACGCGATGCTCCGCGGACAAGAGGATGAGATCAGGGCGCGCGAGGCTTACTCGAAGCATTATGCGCCGGTCGAGACATGCGGGTTCGTGACGAACAGCAAATGGGGTTTCACGCTTGGTTGCTCGCCTGACGGACTGGTCGGCGATGACGGGCTGATCGAATGCAAGTCGCGCGGCCAGAAGTTCCAGGTGCAGACCATTTGCGAGCACTTCGAGAACGGCGCGACTCCCGACGATTTTATGATCCAGGTGCAGGGCCAGATGCTCGTGACCGAGCGAAAGTGGTGCGACCTGATCTCCTACAGCGGCGGGCTCCCGATGATCGTCATGCGCGTGCTGCCCGATGAGGCGGTGCAGCAGGCCATCGTCGACGCCGCCGCCAAGTTCGAGGCGCGGATCAACGAAGTCGTCGCGACGTGGATGCTCGCGACTTCGAGCGATCTGCGGCTCACCCCAACCGAACGGATCGTGGAAGAGGAGATGGTGATCTAGATGCGCGAGCCTCAATCGACCCTTCCGCGCTTCAACCGGTACAGCATCCCGGCGCGGCCCGGCACGGTCGAGTGCGATCATTGCCCTGCGTGGGTGAAACCTGCGGGCATGGCCGATCACATGAAGGCCAAGCATCCCGAAAAACTAAAGGAGCTTTCCGAATGACCGAACACGTCGATATGTCGGCCTTCATCGCCGCGCGCAGCGATCAGTTGAATGCAGACGATCTGCTTGACGGCCCGCGCACGATCACGGTGACCAAGGTGACTGCATCGCCTGACGCCGCCGAACAGCCGGTCTCGATCCACTACGAAGGCGACAACGGGAAACCGTTCAAGCCATGCAAAACGATGCGCCGCATTCTCGTCGGCGTGTGGGGCAAGGACGCGAGCCAATACGTCGGCCGCTCGCTCACGCTCTATCGCGATCCCACGGTTGCATTCGGCGGGCTCCAGGTCGGCGGCATCCGCATCAGTCACATGAGCGATATCGCGGAGGACAAGACGGTCGCGCTGCTGGTCACGCGCGGGCGAAAGGCGCCGTTCAAGATCAAGCCGCTGAAGGGTGCTCCGCCCCGCTCTCAGCCGGACTTCACCGCACAGCTTGCCGAGCTGAAGGCGCTCGCGAAGCCCGGCAACATGGATGCCTTGGGGGCGAAATGGCAGGAGATCGGCGCGGATGCGAGGAAGGCGCTCGCGGCCGAACTGCCCGCCCTCAAGGCTGCTTGCGAGAAGCAGGCCGATGATGTGCCGTTCAGCGCCGGCCCCGACGAAGCGCCCGACACGAACACGAACGACGCCCACCCCGCTGAGCCGAAAGCCGCAGAGATCATCGCAGAGATCGAAGCGGCCGGCGCGATCATCGACGTCAACAGCATCGTGTCGCGGCATCGTGAGGACATCGAGGCCATGCCGGGCGAGATCGGCGCGAGGGTCGAGATCGCGGCCGACAAGCGGAAGCGGGAGATCGAGGCATCGCGCAAGCCGGTCCAGGGCGAGTTGGCGTGATGAGTGAGAAGAAGCGCTCCAAGCACCAGTTCTTCGTCGTCTTTTCACCGGACGGAGAGACGCCGCCGAAGGTCGTGCATCCGACGCATAAGGGCGCGCTCTACGCAGCCGTGCAGATGGCGAAGCTCAATCCAGAGGCGAGCTTCTTCGTCATGGGCTCGATGAGCCGCCCGATAAACGCCGAGTCCGTCGCCGCCGCCGACAAGCGCAGGCAGGCGATCAGGGCGGAGCAGGAGCAGGCGAAGGAGGGGGCGGAGTGAGCCTGCACCCTCTCTTCCAAGAAATCTGTGAGGCCCATGGCGCACCGCCTGCGCGTCCTGACCAGCCCTCGAAGTCCTACGGAACGCCCGCCGTATGGTATCGCGGTTGGGAATGCGGTTGGGACGGCGAGGCGGCTTATTGGGGCGCCGAAGGCTGGCGTGCCGCCAAAGGTGGTTGGGACTTGGACTGCCGACAGGCCAGCGGACGCACATGGGCTGACCTCCTAGACGAAATAGATGCCGAGGAGTGGGAATGCGACGACTGCCCCATGGCGAGTCCGGCTGACTGCATGCTCGCTAGCCATTGTCCGCATCGGGACGGCCCGCAATGACCGGCCCTTGGTTGCCGCGCTTTCGCATTGGCGGTTCATCGAATGAGACAATCGATGGTCGTGGAGTCGAAGGCCGATACGTTCAGTTTGATTGGCTTGGTTTCATCCTGTCGATTGAGGTCGGCTCGACCTACGCGAACGAGCGCTTCCTCGCGGACATTAGGGCCGAAAGGGAGGGCAAGGAATGATCGAGCGCGACGGCTACAACGGGCCGATCACCTTCTGCTGCGACGAGTGCGGCGATCTCGAAGAGACGCGCTGCGCCGAATTCTCCGGTGCAATGGCGAAGGCCAAGGCGCACGGCTGGAAGGCGCGCAAGGTCGGCGATGACTGGCAGCACTTCTGCAAGGATTGCGCAGCATGACCGCCCGCCCGAACCTCAAGGTCGTGCCGGCCGCGTCCACCGCCGCAGAAATGCTGGCCGAGCTCGTGCCGGAGCTGGTCCGCGCCGAGGAGACGGCTGCGGCATTGCGGGCGCTGGTCGGCGAATGGCGGCGGCAGCTGGCGCGGGAGCGTCGCGTCGCGTTCGTTCGCGAGGAGCAGGTGCGAAGGGAATTTGGGGCAAAGTGAATCTGCTCATTGACCCGCTCGGCTCGTTCGACCTGATCGAACGCGAGGAGGCGAACGAATGCCTCCTGCGATGGGAGCATAAGCACGGCCCCAATAATCGGCCACAGTTCCGCGCGCCTATCGACTTCGGGCTAAGGCGCCGCGGCGAGCTTCTGGCGGTTGCGACTGCTGACACGCTGATCCGGCCGACTTGCGACTTCACGCGCGCAGAAGCTTTCGAGCTATCGCGGCTCTGCGCAGCTGCGCCTCGCCTAACTCGCCTCATGCTCCGACTTTGGACGGAGCTTGGCTAC